TATAGACCTCAGAAATTGAGCGATTGTGTTATTGATGAACATCTATTATCCGTATTTAAAAAATTTGTAGATGAAAAAAATATACCGCATCTATTACTATATGGGAGTCCAGGTAGTGGCAAGACTACGTTAGCGAAAATATTTGTAAACGAAATAGCATCAGAAAATTATCTATACATAAATGCATCTGATGAAAACTCCATAGACACTGTTAGAGACAAGATAAAGCAATTTGCAGCATCTATATCATTTGGTGGATTAAAAATAATCATACTAGATGAGTGTGATTACATGACACCAAATGCTCAGGCTGCCTTGAGGAATATAATCGAAACATTTAGTACACAAACCAGATTTATATTAACTTGTAACTATATTGAAAAGGTTATACCAGCAATACAATCTCGCTGTCAGATGTTTAATATAAAACCTCCTTTAAAATTAGATATAGCTAAATTAATTGTAGATATATTAGGTAAAGAAGATATATCCTTTGAAAAGGAGGATCTAAAAAAGATAATAACGAAAAATTTTCCAGATATCAGAAGAGTTATAAACTCCATACAAAAGAATGTAATAGACAAAAGATTAATCTTAGACTCAGATGATACTATCACCAATGATTATTTTGAGCAAGTTTTAAATTGTTTATCAGAAAAAATTTCAAAAAAAGAAAAGTTTGAAAAGATAAGACAATTAATTGCAGACAATTATGTAAAAGATTATAATGAACTATTTAGATTCTTATATGATAATATCGATAGATATGCTTCTGGATTCATATCGAGTATTATATTGATAATAGCAGATGCTCAATATAAGGATGCGTTTGTAGTTGATCATGAAATAAATGCAATGTCTATGTTTATACAAATAATAACTGAAATAGATCAAAGATTACATTAATATTTTTTTTAATAAAACGCAGGAGATGTTATGTCTATATTAGATATCAATCAATCATCACAATCACAAGATAATAGAAATCAATCATCAAAGATGAGTGTGGATCTATCACAAGCTATGGACATTGAGTGTTCTCAATGTAGTAACAAGTTTTTTCACGAAGTAGTTTTTTTTAAAAAGATTTCAGCATTGCTATCACCCACTGGTCAAGAAGGAATTATACCAATACCAACTTACGCATGCTTAGAGTGTGGGAATATAAATAAAGAATTTTTACCATATAATATGTAATATTATGTCTAAAAATATTTTTGATCATATAAAGGGTGTCACATTTAAAAAAACAAAATGGGATGAGTTATCTGATGAGGATGTAAAGAGTTGGAGTAACTACATGATATCTAGATTCTTTTCTATGGAAATGGATTTTGTAGATGTTATAAATTATTTTCAGCAGTATACGAATGGCGTTCTCAGCAGTAAACATTATTATACGTTACTATTGCATTCGTTGCCCAAAAAATCATATTATCTAAAATATGTAAAATCAAAAAATAAAATAGATATATCGATGGATATGATGCATATATTCTGTAAGCATTACGAATTAGGAAGATCGGAAGTATATCAATATGTAAAACTTCTAGTAGAAAAAAACCCAAAAGAATTAATAAATATACTCAAAAAATACGGAATTGATGATGATCAAATTTCTGTTTTCAAAAAACAACTTCAAATTAAAAATGAGGAATAAGATGTCAATATCAGAAAGAGATATGAGTTTAACGCCATCTGGTGTAGTTTTAGAAATGGAAAAAAAATTTCCGATTATGACTGATGAATTCAAAAAAATTCAACAACAACAATATGAATTATTTTGTGCAAAGCAGAGTAATTATGGACCAGATAACATATCGTTGGGTACAAACTTGGAGAGAGAACAAGATAGAGTGCTATCATTGCAAGGTTTATTTTTTAGACTGAATGATAAAATAAATAGATATAAGCAAATGATCATGTTTGGTTCTAAGGATGCAGTGGGGGAGAGTCTGGATGATACGTTCAAAGATATATCTGTTTATGGGATAATTGCACAATTAGTGCAATCTGGTAAATGGGGAAAATAATGATAGAACGAAGAATATCATTTTCACAATATCAAATGTGGAAAACCTGTCCTCATAAATGGAAATTAAATTATGTGGATAAAATACCAGCGTCTAAACCGTCGATAGCATTGGTTTTTGGTACTGCTATGCATGAAACTTTACAATATTACGTTAAAACCATTCATGAAAAATCTATAAAAGAGGCTGATAGCTTAAATCTGAATGATATGTTGATAGACACTATGCGTAAAGAATATGCCAAATTATTATTAGAAAATGATAATTCACACTTTTCCAATAACGATGAAATGAATGAACACTACTATGATGGTGTTCAAATAATAAAATGGTTGAAATCTAAAAGATCTGAATTTTTTCAAAAAAAGGATTACGAATTAATTGGAATAGAATTACCCATAAACATAGTACCATTAGAATCCCACCCAACAGTAAACCTTGTGGGGTTTTTAGATCTAGTTATAAAGGATTTAAGAACTGAAACAATATACATATATGATTTTAAAACTAGTACTAAGGGGTGGAATAGTTATGCCAAAAACGATAAAGTTAAAGTTTCACAGTTAGTATTGTATAAAACATATTATGCACAACAATACAAAGTTCCTCATGAAAATGTAGTAGTTGAATACTTAATACTAAAAAGAAAAATTCCAGAGAACGCCGAATACGCTTCGATGAAAAATAGAGTTCAACGGTTTGAACCATCGCATGGAAAAGTTTCACAAAATTTTATAAAAAAAGAAATAAAACAATTTATAGAATACAATTTTACAAGTAACGGTGAATATAACAAAGATTCAGTTCAATTACCAATCTCTGGTAATAACTTTTCAAATTGTAGATTTTGTGGATATAATGACGATGAAATAAATTGTCCTAAAGAAAATAGAAAAAATCTATAATTTTCTAACATTTTCTATTATTTGCATATATTTATATTAGTAAGTGTTAATTGTTATATCGGAGATTAATTTTGAAAAAAGGTCAATTATACTCTAGTATCCAGGTTCGAGATAATTTAAAAAAAGAAATAGTTTTATATTGTAAATCGAATGGATATAAAATAAGTGGATTGGTTGAGAAATTAATATTGACACATCTTTCTGGAAGTATGTATTCTAAATAATTAAAAGGTTTTATATGGCTAAAAAGAAAATTTTACTGTTGTCGGATGATCTTAGATTGACATCTGGGATAGCTACAGTTTCTAGAGACATGGTAATAGGTACGGTTGATCAATACGATTGGTTTCAGATTGGTGCAGCGATAAACCACCCAGATAAGGGAAAAATAATGGATCTGTCAGAAGATGCTGCAAAAATAACTGGTGTATCTGACGCATCGGTAAAAATATTATGCAATGATGGATACGGTGATCCACTATTACTTAGAAGAATAATTGAACAAGAAAAACCAGATGCAATATTACATTTTACAGATCCTAGATTTTGGGATTGGTTGTATGCTATGGAACATGAAATACGCCAAACTATGCCTCTAATGTATTTAAATATTTGGGATGGTGCTGGTCTTATAGGAGATACCCCAACAGACCCAATGTGGAATAAAGATGCGTATTCTAGTTGTGATTTATTGATGGCCATTTCAAAACAGACGTATGGTATAAATAAAAGAATTCTTGAAAAGATAGGTCAAAATAATGATAGCAATCGAATAACCTATGTACCGCATGGAATTGATACTGAAATGTACTATCCGATAAACGAAGAATCTCAATTATGGGATGCATTAACGACTCAAAGAAATTCATTAACAGATGGCAATGATGATAAATTTATAGTATTATGGAATAACAGAAATATACATAGAAAACATCCTGGTGATGTTGTTTTAGCATATAAACATTTTTGTCAATTAGTTGACAAAGCTGGATTTAATGCTCAAAATGATTGCATGTTGGTCATGCACACAAATCCAATGGATCCCAATGGTACTGATTTATTTTCAGTAGTTAATAATCTGTGCAATGAGTATGCCGTTACATTTAGTGATAAAGTTGTAAGTGGTGATAAGCTGAACATATTATTGAATTGTAGCGATGTTGTTGTTAACATGGCTTCGAATGAGGGATTCGGATTAGCCACTGCGGAAGCAATGTCTGCTGGTATACCAGTAGTTGTAAATGTTACTGGTGGATTGCAAGATCAATGTGGCTTTATAAACCCAAAAACTTCGAAATATTTTACACCTGACGATTATATCGACATACACACACTTCATAGAAAAGATCTTTGGGGAGATTTAACGCACGGTGAATGGGTTAAACCAGTATGGCCCTCGAATATATCTTTGCAAGGATCTATACCAACCCCATACATATTTGATGATCGGGCTGACTATAGAGATATTGGAAATGCATTATTTGAATGGTTTCTAGTACCTAAAAACAAACGTAAGGAATTTGGTATGTTAGGACGGCAATTTATTTTAAATTCAGATGCAAGTGGTATGTCTAAAAAGGATATGTCTAATCGCATAACATCTAGTATAAACAATTGCATTGACAAATTCACCAAAAGAGAAAGATTCGATTTATTTATAGCTTGAGGAAATTATGACATATAAACCAGAATTAGTTTTTGTTGGGCCAGTAGAAACTGCCAGTGGATATGGGGCACATGCCAGAGATATAGTAGATTCGTTATTTTCCATGGATAAATTTCGAATAAAAATAATACCAATAAATTGGGGACATACTCCCATGAATGCCTTAGATGAAAATGACATAAGCCATAGACGAATATTAAATCATATGTTAAGGACACCACTACAATCTCAACCAGATATATGGGTTCAGTGTACTGTTCCAAACGAATTCCAAGCGGTAGGAAAATACAATATAGGGATAACTGCTGGTGTTGAAACGGATATATGTTCACCAGAATGGATAGATGGGTGTAATAGAATGGATTGCATCATAGTACCATCCCAACATTCAAAGAATGTTTTTATAAACACAAAATATGAAAAACGAGATAAAACCACTAATCAACAGGTCGGCATACACGAATTGAGTAAACCCGTATATGTTATACCAGAAGGAATCAAGACAGAAATATACAATTCATCCAATACTAGTTCAGACATCGTCTTGAATAAAATAAATCGAATAACGGAAGACTTTGTATTTCTATCAGTCGGGCATTGGCTGAAGGGTGATTTTTGTGAAGATAGAAAGGATATATCTGGTTTGATTCACACATTCCTGAAAACGTTTTCAGATAAACCGAATAAACCAGCACTGTTACTAAAAATTTCTGGTGGCACGTACTCTATAAAAGATAAATCCAATTTATTAGAAAAAATAGATTTGATAAAATCTATGATACCTAGTAAAGATTTGCCAAACATCTATTTACTACACGGCCATTTAACTGATTCAGAAATGAATTGTTTATACAATAATTCTAAAATTAAAGCGTTG